CGCTATTATCAGAACAAGGCGATGGAGATGCTAATAACAACGGATATCCAGATGCATCTGAAAACCCTTCTGCTGCATCGGAAATTATAACACACGATAATGTAAGTAACTATTATAATAAGCCACCGGAAGGATATGAATTTTCTGCTAAGCCATTAACAGCACCTGCAAGAAAATTATTACATTCATATTGGTATAATACTGCGTCAGCATCTGAAAAGGAACAAGAAATAAAACAAGACAGAGCAGACGGTGTCGAATGGAAATATATGCAAGACAATTATAAGTGGTTAAACACGTATCGTAACAGAGCTATTACAGCTTCTGATAAGCTACACCGAGGTCGTTTCCTCAAGAAAAAATAAATTAAAAAAAATTAAACAATTACTTGGACTTAACGCATTAATTATTTACTATATAATTAATAAATAACATAAATTAATAATTTAAACAGGAGTAACAATGGCATTAGATTTAAGTGCAATTAAAGACAAACTTAACCAGTTAAACAAAACCGACAACAGAAAACAAAACCTTTGGAAGCCAGAACCTGGCAAGACTCGAGTACGTATCGTACCATATGTTCACCGCAAAGAAAATCCATTCCTAGAAATGTATTTCCACTATGACATCGGAAAGCGAAGTATGCTTTCTCCGGTTACATTTGGAAATGCAGATCCAATTGTGGAATTTGCTGACAAGCTAAAAGGCACCGGTGATAAAGATGAATGGATGATGGGTAGAAAAATCGAGCCAAAGATGCGTACATATGTACCGGTTATTGTTCGCGGCAAAGAAGCCGAAGGAGTTAAATTTTGGGGCTTTGGTAAAACTATTTACACAGAACTTCTTTCAATCATTTCAGATCCAGATTACGGCGATATCACTGATTTGATGAATGGTCGTGACATTGATGTAGAGTTTACGCCAGCAGAAGCACCAGGAGCATATCCTAAAACATCAATTCGTGTTAAACCTAACACATCTCCGGCAACAGAAGATAAAGCAATTGCTGAAAAGATTATGAATCAGATTAAAATTACTGATATCTTCCCTGAGCCAACGTATGATGAGTTGGAAAAAGCATTGGAAGAGTGGATGAATCCAGAAGATGCTGATGCAGATGTTAATCAAAACACAAACACTGAAACAACAGAAACTGCGACAGCTACTACTTCAGATGAAAAGCCAGCTGCTGAAACTCATACTAATGTGTCAGACGCATTTAACGATTTATTCAACAATTAATTTAGGGTTACATTATGGCTAAGAAAAAGTCAAAATCAAAGGACGAACTGGAAGATTCGTTGGCATCAACTTTAGCAGATAGTATCAACAAACAGTTTAAAGGTCAAAACTATAAAACTGCTTTCTTTTTGCAAGGCGATGCTGATGCACCAACCAATGTATCAGAATGGGTTGGGTCTGGTTGCTCCATGCTAGATTTGGCAATTTCTAATCGGCCTAATGGAGGATTTCCTGTAGGAAGAATAACCGAAATAACAGGGTTAGAAGCTTCAGGTAAATCTTTGTTAGCAGCTCATGCACTTGCAGAAACACAGAAAAAGGGCGGTCTAGGTGTCTATATCGATACTGAAGCCGCCTCAAGTGCAGAGTTTTTAACAGCCATAGGGGTTGATTTGAAACAAATGCTTTATGTTCCACTTGAAACAATTGAAGAGATTTTTGAAACGATTGAAACGATTGTAGAAAATGTTCGTAAATCAGATAAAGATCGATTGGTTACTATTATAGTTGATTCTGTAATGGGTGCGTCCACAAAAATAGAAATGGATGCAGAATACGATAAGGATGGTTATGCTACTTCTAAATCAATTATTCTTTCAAAGGCAATGCGTAAGGTTACCAATTGGATTGCTCGAGAACGAATATGTCTGATTTTCACTAATCAGCTCAGAACTAAATTAGGAGTTTCATTTGGCGATCCATGGACAACATCAGGAGGTAAAGCACTTCCATTCCATGCATCTGTCAGACTACGACTTAAATCGGTAGGTCAAATCAAAGCAAAAGTTAACGGGAAAGACCAAGTAGTAGGAATTAAAACTCGATGCTTGGTAGTTAAAAATCGAATGGGGCCTCCGCAAAGATCTGTTGATTATGATATCTATTTTGATAGTGGTATTGATAATTACGGAGGTTGGTTGACAGTAATGAAAGACTTTAAACTAGTTACACAGGCCGGCGCTTGGTATACATATCAAGATGTGGATCTAGAAACTGGAGAAGTTCTTGAAGAAATTAAATTTCAGTCTAAAGACTTCATGGAAAAGGTAGCAGATAATCCGCAAGTTAGAGACCGTTTGTATCAGAGAATATGCGATTCATATATCTTTAAATATCAAGCAGGTGTTGACGGTGGTATCGATGATGTTATCGTTGATGATGAAGTGCTAAATGAAGAAGGCTAACTAATTTATTTTACTGGAAAGGAAGCTGGGGAGAAATCCTCAGCTTTTCTTGTTTATACAAAATAAATTCATTATATTATATATAGTATGAATAAATATCAAAAATTATTTAAAGAACTACAAAAAGAAAGAGATCAATCTCCTTCCGATGTTAATGATCATATTCTGGTATTCGATGGATTAAACACATTTATTCGAGCATTTGGAGCGACACCGTCAACCAATGAAGACGGAGATCACATCGGAGGAATAACTGGCTTTTTGTTTTCTATAGGAAAAGTAGTAAGAGATTTTAAACCATCTCGGTGTATAATTGTATTTGACGGCCGGGGAGGTTCTCGTCGCAGAAAGTCAATATACAAAGATTACAAAGCTAATCGAGCCAATAAAACCAGACTTCGCAGACATGATCATCATCAGTTTGCAACAATCGAAGACGAACAAGAAGCGATGCGATTTCAATTTAGTCGGCTTGTATCATATCTAGATTGTTTACCAGTTACCTTTCTGTCAATTGATGGAATTGAAGCAGATGACACTATTGCTTATATTTCAGATATGTATCACGAAACAAGCAAACGAATTACCATTGTTAGCACAGACAGAGATTTTTATCAGCTTGTAGACGACAAAGTGCAAATATGGAGTCCGATTAAAAAACGAATGTATACGACTGAAACGGTTCTAGAAGAATTCGGAGTTCATCCAAATAACTATGTAGCTTACAGATCATTCACAGGAGATAAATCAGATAATATACCCGGAGTTCCCGGCATTGGTCCTAAGACAATTGCTAAACTGTTACCAGAACTAGCATTACCAGAACCATATGGTATTGATGATATATTAAAAAAATCTAACAATTTAATAACAGAATCCACTAAATATAAAAAAATAGCAGATCATCAAGAAACCCTTGAAAAAAATTATCTGTTAATGAATCTCAAAGAGTTGGATATTTCTGCAACACATAAATCTAATATACGACACATTGTGGACTCGCCTATTGCTTCGTTAGATAAAAATGAATTCCGTCGATTGTTTATGGAAGATAAAATGTGGACCACTATGAAGAACCTACCAGAATGGTTGAACAATACATGGTTATCACTAAATGCATTTGCACAACAAACAAAATAGTTTTTGGATTATTACAATGAATATTATATTATAAATGTATGACGGATAAATTATCAGAATATGGATGGAGTTTCCAAGTAAAAGCCATCGCCGCAATGTTTACGGACCGCGGGTTCATGCAACAGATAGCAGATATTATTCTGCCAGAATATTTTGAATCAGATGCCAACATATGGATTTTAGAAACAGTATTAGAACATTTTAAAGAATATAAGACACCTCCGTCAAAGGACGTGCTAAAAGTTAAAATTACTGATATCACAGATGATGTTTTGAAAGCTGCAATCTTAGAGCAACTCAAAGAAGTGTTTCGGTTCATGGAATCTGATGATTTATCATTTGTTAAAAATGAAATATTAAATTTTTGTAAAAATCAAGAAATAAAAAGAGCTATCACAGAGTCAGTTAAATTGCTATCTCTAGGTAACTATGATGCAATAAAGTCAACTATCGATTCAGCAATGAAAGCTGGTGCTGACACTGATATTGGATTAGAATATAAAAAGGATGTTGCTATCAGATACACTGAAGCAGCCCGCGATACAATTACTACCGGATGGGATGTAATTGATGATTTAATGGACGGTGGTTTAGCTCAAGGCGAATTAGGTGTAGTAATGGCACCGGCAGGTATTGGTAAATCATGGTTATTAATTAATATTGGAGCTAATGCTATTAAAGCTGGTAAAACAGTTATACATTACACATTTGAATTGAATCAAGATTATGTCGGTCAACGATATGATTCGGTGTTAACAGGCATAGGTGCACAGGACCTAAAACATCACCAAGACACAATTCAAAAGAAAATGGATCAAACTCCAGGTGATTTGATTATTAGATACTTTCCAACCAAGTCAACCGGTGTTATGGGACTTAAAGCTCATTTAGAAAAAACAATGATGCTAGGAACCAAAGCAGATTTAATTATTGTGGATTATGCAGATTTGTTAAAAATTAACAACAAGAAAGACAAACATGAAGCTCTTGAAGAACTTTACGAAGAACTACGGGGAATGGCAGGAGAATACCAGATTCCCATGTGGACAGCTTCGCAAGCAGGTCGTAGTGCATTGGAAGAAGATGTTATCGAAGCTGACAAAATTGCGTCATCATATGGAAAAGTAATGGTAGCAGACTTCTTGATGTCACTTTCCAGAAAGGTCGAAGATAAATTGTCTGGCACGGGTCGAGGCCATGTTATCAAGAATAGGTTTGGTCCAGATGGAATTACATTGCCTAGTAAAATTAACACTAATAACGGGCAATTTCAATTCTTTGAACCGCAAACTACACAAGGA